CGGTAGCATACTCAAAGCATCGTCCTTCATCACCGAGGAAACCATGAATGCCAATGCCGACATCACGGCGGTTATCCTCAAAGGAACGCATCAAGTCAAAAGAAGTTACGCGCATGAAGTAAGTGTGGCCGGATGGGTCATACTCGTAGTCGCTTGGTTCAAGTCGCATGTCGCTCACCTTTGCTTTGATGACAACCATTGGACCGACAGGGTTTGGTATTCCCGCAATCGTTTCGCTCTTGGTTTGATACAATTCACCAAGCGTTGACAAATCCTTGACAAATCGCTCGGAGGTGGGTAGCAAGCGTTCCGGCTTGACAGCATCTTTGTATTGCTCTTCAACAATAGCACCATAGGTGATTGCCGCAGGGAACGGTAGTGCGTTCCATACATCTTCCCAACCTGCTGAAACATTGTTGCGCGCTCTCACTTTGAGAGTGCATGATGAGAACATCTGCGGAATGTGCCACTCGTCGGGGTTCTTTGATGTCACGGTGATACGCAAGTGGGATTGTTCGTCAATGAACTCGTCCTTTGTGTTGCCGTAGTAGTGGTAGGTGCGTTGCCATCGGTAAGGTGTGATGGGTTCACCAAAGCGACTCCAATCCGGGTTGTTCTGTAAGATAGCAATGGATAGACCATGCTCTTCAAACAAGAACCACGGCTTTTCATCTGCGCTTTCTTCTGTCTTGACCGGACCATCAGCCTTCTCAAGCATCCATACACCATCTTCGGTATAGGCGCGAGCCACAAGTCCCGTAGCAATCGCATCGTTCAAGTCGTTCAGTGCGGCTGATACAGCAGGGGCGCGCTTTCGTTCTTGTGCATCTCTCACCTTGCTGTCAAAGCCGGTGAAGAATCCAACAAGTTCAACTGCGTTTGCTGATGATGTGCTTGCCATGACGCGGCGTTCAACCATGAATGATTCTGCCGCTTCAATCAAGAAGTCGTCATCCTCTTTGCTTGGTTCACTGATGCCGAGGTCTGTCAACAAGTAGGCGGTGAATTGCTCACGCGCTTCCTCAATGGTCTTACCATGCTTTTCAGCCCACCACTTTAGTCGCTCTTCAACTTCAGCGTGGTATTCGTTCGTTTTTCTGTCTTCATTGTTTCCGTTTCCAATTTTCATATTGTTCACTCTCCTGTTTTGTTTTGTGTGTCTTGCGTGTATAGGGTCGCTACAAAGTAGTCCAAAAAGGACTGAACTCCGAGGGGCCATTCGTGCATTCTCAAGACGAAATCTCCCCACACAGACAAGAAGGTATATAGTTGTTTTGAATCAAGTCCTATGGAAAGGACATGTTCATGGATGCGGTGCATTAAGCCGTGAGCGTTCACGCCATTCGCTACCATACCCGACATTGTTCGGTGAAGGGACTCCCAATCACCTGCGGCAATTTGTAGTGCCGCCATATCCATCTCTTGCTGAACCTGCGGTAATGGCAGGTTGCTGATAAGATGCTTTTGAATTGCTCTCAAGTCGCCGCCGAAATAGATTGCC